AATGAAAAGCTTGTTATCGCTAGAGATTCTTATAAAAGAGCGATTGATAGTGGTGATTCAGATTTAATCTTACAAGCACAAGAGTATTTAAATAATGCACAGCAAGACGTAGTTCGTTTAGCCGATGCAAAGAGACAGTATGAGGCGCTTACTCCAGCACAGAAAGATGCTGTAGCTGAACAGCAAGTGACCCAACAACAACAACAAGCAGCCCCTGAGACTTATAATGGTTACGGTCTTAAAGCATATCAGTGGGCAGCAAGTAATGATTGGTTTAATCAAGACCAGATTCTTACAAACGCTGCATTGGTTATTGATGCACAACTTAAAGAAGAAGGTTTTGACCCAGAGGAAGATGAGTACTATCAAGAGATTGATAGACGCTTAGCAGAAAACTTCCCACAGAAATTTGGCAAAGCTACCGAAGAAGTAGTAGCCGAACAACCCCGTAAGAAGTCTACGTCAACGGCTTCTCAAGTAGTAGCTGGAGCTTCGCACACTTCAGCATCCCCTTCTAATAAGAAAGTTAAACTCTCGCAAGAAGATGTACGACTCGCACAAAAATGGGGAATTACACTTGAACAGTATGCTGCTGAAAAGCTGAAAGTTGAATCAGCTGGTGAAGGCGAATATACAACAATTAACAGATAGTTGCGAAAGGATACATAGATATTATGGCACGAAACACTACACGTGAACACCAGACTCGTGAACTGGATACAAGAGAAACAGATGACTACGAATACGTTGAACCGAACCTTTTAGATATTCCTCAGTTTGTCACACACAGATTTGAAGACCAAGGAATGAAACTACGTTGGATACGCATCTCCCTTAAAGGTAAAGACGACTATACAAATGTTGGCAAGCGATTAGCTGAAGGCTGGGAGTTTGTTTCTCTGGACGAAGTACCTGAATTAGGACACACCTCTATGGTTAGAGACGAAGGTCGTTATTCTGGTACTGTTTGCCGTGGGGACTTGGCTCTTGCCAAAATGCCCATTAGACGTGCAGAAGCACGGCAACGTCACTTTGAAGACGCATCTGCAGAAATGGTTGACGCAGTTAACTCTCAACTTGAGAATGCTTCAGACCGCAAGATGCCTGTTCGAAACCAAAGTAAAACAAACGTAACCAGAGGCCGCACACCGTCTTTCGATTAGACAAGTGGAGTCTGGTTATTTCATTCACATAGAATTAAGGAGAATAAAACATGTCTGCTACTAAAGTAACTGGACTTTCACTCTCTCGTATTCGTGGTGGTTCGCCAAACAGTCATGCCCTGAACTCTTATCCTATTGCTTCAGGCGCAACCGCAATGTATACAGGTACTCCTGTACGCCTTGCATCTGGTACGCTTACACCATGCGTAACTACAACTGAGGTTCCAATCGGAACTTTCCAAGGTTGCAGCTACGTTCAAGACGGGACACCAACTTTTAAATCTTACTACTCTGGCGTGTCTGCTTCAGACATCGTTGGTTTGGTAAATGACAATCCTAACCAAACTTATATCATCTCTACAAACGTATCTGTAGCTGCTGGTATTGTTGGTCGTAACGTAGAAGCCAGTGCAATCGCTGCTGGTTCTGCTTTCACAGGACGTTCTTCAATCGTGGCTACTACATCAGCTGGCGGCACAGGTAAAGCAACTACTGGTCTTTTCCGTGTCCTTGGTATCGTAGATGAGCCTAGCAACGAATATGGCGATGCCTACACAAAACTGGAAGTAGTATTCAACTATGATGCTGCTGATTACCAGAATGCTGTAGTATCTGCTGTTGTAACAACAACCAACTAAGGGAGATAATTAAAAATGGCTATTAATAGAGGAAGTATTTCCAAAGAGCTGCTCCCAGGTCTGAACGCTGTATTCGGCGTTGAGTATGGGGAAGTCTCTGATGAACATGCACCGTTGTTTGATACTGAAAATTCAGACCGTGCATTCGAAGAAGAAGTTCTCTTCACAGGCTTTGGCACTGCACCTGTAAAAGGTGAAGGTGCTGCTGTGTCTTATGATGACGCACAAGAAAGCTACACTGCTCGTTACACACACGAGACTGTTGCTCTTGGCTTCGCAATCACAGAAGAAGCAATGGAAGACAACTTGTATGACACATTTGCTAAACTACGTGCCAAAGGTCTGGCTCGTGCGATGGCAAACACCAAACAAGTTAAAGCTGCTGATGTATTCAACAACGGCTTCAACAGTTCATATGCTGGTGGCGATGGTCAACCATTGTTCTCAGCAACCCACGGCACGATTGGCGATGGCGACCAAAGCAACTTGCTTTCAGCTGCTGACCTTTCAGAAGCATCACTTGAGACTGCCTTGATTGCAATCTCAAAAATTAAAGATGACCGTGGTATCCTGATTGGTGCGCAAGCCGAAAGCCTGCACATCCCTTCAGACTTGGCATTCACTGCAGACCAAATTCTGAACTCTGCTTTGTCAACAACAATCGTGTCTGATTCAGGCGTAACGAATGTTAACGACATCAACAGCATTCGGAACCAAGGTCTTGTTCCTGGTGGCTTCTACGTGAACCGCCGCTTTACGGACACCAATGCCTTCTTCATCAAAACTGATTGCCCGAACGGTACAAAAATGTTTGTACGTTCACCGCTTCAGACTAAGATGGAACCAGACTTCGACACTGGCAACCTGCGCTTTAAAGCTCGTGAGCGTTACAGCTTTGGTTGGTCAGACTGGAGAGGTTTCTTCGGTAACGCTGGTGCATAAGCACTAGTCTACTGATAGACTAAAAATAGAAGGGCGTGGGAGTTGTATCCTGCGCCCTTTTTTAGTATAATATAGCTAACGTAGTTTTATTATAGGAGCGAACAACATGTCGGCAAATCTCAGAGTAGCATATGTTACTTGCAATACAACACTGGTTAATACCGCTGTGGATACAGTTAGTGGTGTATCTTTGAAGGGTACACGCATTAGAGGCGTTCACGCACAAGGCGTTGGCGAGTTTACTATCACTGGTACATCTGTTGACCCATTTGGCAACAACAACGGTGGCATCATTAAGTTTACCAATACAACCAATTCAGATGTAACTGAAGCCTATCTTACAGACGCAGGTGTCCGTATGGGCGGCACAGTAATTGTCGAGTGTCCTACAACTGCATCAACGGTAACAATTTATTATGGCTAATTACACATATCTTGTAAATGATATTATTGAAGCAACTGAGAATGATGGTTCTGAGTTTGCTGCCTATATTCCAAAAATGGTTAATCGTGTTGAAGATAGATTAACCAAAGCATTAGACGATTACGGTTTAGTGACTGCTACGTCTATTGCCCTTACATCAGGAACAAACACCCTTACATTACCAAATGGAGCTCTTATTATTAAGAACCTACATATTAAAGATGCAGGAAGTAAAATTGCACTGCTTCAAAGAACAGATGAATTTATTAATGACTACTGGCCTGTTAGTGCCAGCACAGGAACACCAAAGTACTATGCAAGAAAAACAAATACTAATATTGTTTTCGCTCCTACTGCAAGCGCTACTTACAGTGGTGAGCTTGTCTATGTCGTTAAGCCCTCTGCTTTAACTAGCGCCAACCAAAACAATTACTTTAGTGACTATTGCTATGATGCTTTGTTTTATGGCTGCATGATTGAAGCTACTAACTTTATGAAGAACTATTCTGTTACACAGGTATACGAACAACAGTATCAAAATGCAGTTGAAGGTCTGCGCAATCAATCAAGAAGAACACGCCGTGATGACATGGAAGCTAATGCTTCTCCTGCTGGCGGCGACAACACAATCGGAGGAACAAACTAATGTCTCTTAAGAAAAAAGGTTTCGAAACACTTATAGAGCAAGCAAAAAAAAGAGTGGTAAAACCTACACCAAAAAATCCTGCTGATATTGAAGGCGCACGATTAGACCCAACAACTCAAGGAAGTGCAAATGTTGCTCGTAACCAAGAAAAAGATATTGTTTCTGGAAGAACAGGAAAAGTAACGGCTGCTCCAGAACTAACCTTTCTTCAGTTACAACGTACAGAAGGAAGTAAAGCCCGTGCGGAAGCTAAAGCAGAACTTGAAAAACGTGCTAGAGACACATCTTTAACTAAGGCAGAAAGAAAAAAAGCAGAAGATACTCTTAAAAAAATGGAACGTGCTGATGAAGAGCGTAGATTAACAAGAGATATTCGAGCAAGTCAAACAGCATCGGCGAAAAAACCTGTTACTCTTCCACAAACTTCTGCAAATAGAGCCACGCCCAAAAACAACAGGGAGTTTCTTGATGAAAAAACAGGAGAACTTTTTCCTGTGCCTGCAAATTTTTACTCTATGACTAAAAATCAACAGACTCAATATCTTAAAAATCTTAAAGCTAGAGCAGCAACGGGAGAAGATTTATCAGATGAAGGAATGGCTGCTGCAAATAAAAAAAGAGCCGCTGCTGCTGACGCAAGAAAAAAATCTTATGGTGGTTCTGTAGGTAAGAAAACAGTAAAAAGAAAAATAGGTGGTAAAGTAGGTAAGAAAAAACCAAGAGGTGTAGGGTGCGCTCTTCGTGGTTACGGAAGAGCAATGAAATAATTATGTCTAATGGTAAACAAACATATTCTTTTTATGAAGGGCTTGCTAAATTAAAAGGTGGTTCATTTAAAGACAACCTTAAGAAGATGTATAAAGAACAAGGAAAGGCAACAAAAAATGCCAGGAAAAAATATTAAGTCTGAAAGTCCATCAGCAGGTGGTAGTGAAATTACTGGTACACGAGGTACTTATGAACAAGGAACTGCATATGCAAAAATGTTAAAAGAACAGGAACGACAACATTTAAAAGATATGGAAGAAATTTATAAACAACTTGACGATAACCGTGGAAGCATGGGTAGAAAATAATGCCGTTTGAAAAGTATTCTTCTAAACAAAAAAAGCTTGCAAGAGTTGCGGAGCCTCGTGATAAAATTACCAAGGCAGATTTTAAT